GTGGTAAGATATTATTAACGGGTGTCCAAAAAATTGGACAGTTCCCCAACGGCTGCCGGTGCCTGGCGTATGATCTACATGGCCAGGTGCTGGCAAAGCATATCACATTATTTACCATTTAAATCACATATTTGTCACACATTTAAAGAGTATATTATAAGTAGAAAAGGAAAAGAGGTTATGAAAATGAGGGTAACATATAAAAGTCAGAAAGGCCTGGCCAGCTTGAAAAAGCTGGTCAAGGCTGAAAGATCTGCCATTCTGGTGGTAGATGTCAACACCAACAGCGTAGTGGCCAAGCTGCCGCGCAATGGTGATGTCAGTAAATATAATAGGTTTATGTATATGTTTTATTACATAGGGAAGGAGATACAATGAAAGAAACATTATCATTGACAGAAGTATTAAACATTAAACATTACATGTCTGGTGCTGTTGAAAATACCATGACACTGGCTGAAACGCTGGATTGGATGCGTACGCTGCTGAAAAATATTTCATTTGAAAGTAAGATCGTGAACCGTGAATACGGTGATCTGTTCAATGAAGAAGATCGCGCATTGGCCAGAAATGTCCTGGAACATGAGTTCCGGAATCTGTATTATTGCCAGTGCTGCATTGATGCCGGCAATTACAAGGAAGTGAATCCATATGTTGACTAATTTGATATTATTTCTGGCTGGTGTGATTGTTGGATCTGTCGGAATCATATTATGGACATGTCTGGTGGTAGCATCTGATGCTGATGATTATATGGAAAGCGGTGACGAAAATGAGAGAGTTTAATACTAGAACAACAGAAGGCAACTACTCCATCACTTTTGAAACCGATGATAGAAAAGCGTTTGAGCAAGTACAAACTTTATGTAGAATACTTATTGATCACAAAAATGGTGATTTAATTCCAATTGGCTGGATAGAAAACTATATGAGGAAAAAATTCTGTTTTGCAGATTGGTATGGTGGATTTATAAACGGAATAAATATGATGCTAGATGAATGGATGGAAGAAGAATGAAAAAGATAATTAAGGAACTATATACCATCATATGGGCATTGGTCATGGCAGTGGGTTTATTGGTAGCCATTGAAGTATTCTGGCTGGTGGTGAATTGGAATGCCTAAACGTACCAAGATCAAAGCTACCAGGCTATCACTGCCGCATGTGCTGGTATTGTTAGGTGACGATTTATTTTTACATTATATAAATTTCGTCTATCCGTATTATGATTTATATGAGTATGTCACATTGGATGGTTTAGCACGCGTACATCGTTATTTTCTGGAACGTAATCCTAAAAAAGAAAATAAAGCTGAGGATTTCGATATACTGGTCACACCAATGTATACACTGGAAAAAATGAGAGATTTAATAAGGGATAATTAAAGGTGATTTATGGCAAAAAGTAAAAGACAGCAGCAGATCAGGACGCAGTATTCAAAGATGGCATCATCAATCAGATCCATGGCCCGACAGCGTCAGCAGGAATACGGTAAATGGCTGAAAGGCCGGTCTGACGCATTGGCCATGGCCAAGCCATTGAAGGAACTGGGTAACAATGTTACCACCAGAGATCTGAAACGTGCTATGAAACAGCTGCAGCGCCTACGCCCAGCGCTATACAAAAAGGACATTGAAAAGAATCTGGAAAAAACTGTCACACAGTTACAGGGTGCCAATTATGGTAACATCAATAAAAGCAATGTTGTTGAGTTCCTGGGAATGATGGAAGATGTATATTATAAGGCATTGGCTAAAATATACGGATCACCGGAAGTGGCCCAGGAAATCAACAGAATTGCCGGATCACGTAAGCCGTTGAGTCAGGAACAGTTGCTGATGAATATGAAAGAGTGGTCTGAACATATTGATGAAATGACTGAAAAGGCCAGCAGAAAAGGCAGAACGTACATGCCAGGTAAATTGAATTTACGCCGAAAACCAAGCAAGAAGAGCGGATCCAAGAATTATGGATGATTACATAACCATTGATCAATTGGATTACAGTATATTTTCCAGGATGAAACCATGTAAGCGTAAAAGCGGAAGACCTAAAAAGCATGAAAAGAATTATCTGGACTGTGTGTGCCGGTTCGATATTGAAACCACCAGGTTGCCGGATATTGAACAGGCGTTCATGTATATCTGGCAGTTCCAGATTGAAGATCAATGCACTGTCATTGGCCGCACATGGGATGAATTCTTCAAGATGCTGGATAATATACTTAAGTATATCGGTGATTACTGGCTATGTATTTACATTCATAATGCCTCATTCGAATTTAGCTTTTTAAAGGGTGTGTATGATTTTGAACCATCAGAAGTGTTCCGGACAGAACCGCGCAAAGTGCTCAAATGCACAATGTTTGATCATTTTGAGTTCAGATGCTCATATTATCTGACCAATCTGTCACTGGATAAGTTCCTGAAACAGATGAATGTTGAAAACAAGAAACTGACCTATGATTATAACAAGATCCGCTATCCCTGGACCGAACTGTCACATGATGAAATCATGTACTGCATCAATGACGTTAAAGGTCTGACACAGGCCATCCGAAAAATGATGACTGTTGATAATGATACCGTGGCATCCATACCATTGACAGCCACAGGATATGTCAGACGTGATGTGAAAAAGTCCATGGAAGGATTCAACCATAATCAGCTGACGGACATGCTGCCGGATCTGGAAGTGTATTCCATGCTGCATGAACGGTTCCGTGGTGGTGACACTCACGCCAACAGATGGCTGGCCAACATCATCCTGGATAACGTTTCATCCGTAGATCGTGTTTCAAGCTATCCTGATGTGATGGTCAATTGCAAGTTTCCCATGTCGCGATTCTACCGTGTACCTGACTGCACGGTAAATGACATCAGACGCATGATGTCAAATCCGTCATATGCCTTGCTGATGCGTATTACCTTCTATGATATTAAACTGCGTGACATGTTTGACGGTGCGCCGTATCTGTCCAGAGATAAATGCCGCAATATCATTGAAGGTGAATATGATAATGGCCGTATATTGTCACGGAAAGAATTGACCACAACATTGACGGATATTGATCTGCGTATCGTACTGGACCATTATGATTTTGATGCATCTGATCCGTTTGAAGTTTATTACCGGAAATATAAGCCGCTGCCAAAACAGCTGACGGATGTGGTCATGAAGTATTACAGGATAAAGACGGAACTGAAACACATATCACCGGATGATGAACGATATGTATACTATTGCGCTAATAAGCGGCGACTGAACCGGTGTTATGGCATGACGGCTCAGGATCCTGTCAAGGACAGCATTGATTTCATTGATGGTGATTTCATCCAGCGTGATGAACCGGTCAGTAAATTACTGAACATTTCCAATCATAAGGCATTCCTGAATTACGCATGGGGTGTATGGGTAACCGCGTGGCGGCGTTACCGTCTGCATGAAATGATAGATGTAGCCGGTCATGATTTTGTCTATTGTGATACAGACAGTGTAAAATATCTGGGTAAAATATCATTGACAGCGTACAACAGACAACGCATCAAAGACAGTAAGAAAAACGGTGCATATGCTTATGACAATGCCGGCAATATCCATTATATGGGTGTATTTGAAAATGAAGGTTATGAACATCCGAACCGATTTTCAACCATGGGAGCCAAGAAATATGTCCTGGAAGATCATACCGGCAAGCTGCATATAACCATTGCCGGTGTAAACAAAAAGAAAGGTGGTGAGGAATTAGGAAAGATTGAAAACTTTAAGGAAGGCTTTATATTTTATGAGGCCGGTGGGACTGAAAGTGTGTTCAATGACAATGTGGATATGACCATACAGGCCGAAGGAAGGCCCTTACATATCACGGACAATGTGGTGATCCGTGACAGCACATACACATTGGGATTGACCGCGGATTATTTACGCTTATTACAGGGATGTTATGAAATAGCGTACAGTGAGAATGAAATATATGGTATTTACCATAAAAAGAACATGAATGAATAAGAAAGGAATATGAACATGTTTGAAAAGTTTAACAGAGTATTTAAGAGCAGTTTAAAAAAAGATGTAGATCTGGATTCCATGGAATTTGCCAAGTTAAAGGAATTTGAAGGTAAGACCTTAAAGGTTGAAGGTTTCTTCTTCACAGATAGCAAGAAATATGGCCGCGCTGTTGTTATCGTAGCTAATGGCTATAAGATCAATATGCCAAAAAGAGCCGTGGCTGAATTTGATGAAATTTTCAATGATGATGAAATGCTGGACGCTGTTCTGAACGGACATCTGGAAATCACTGACATTAAGGAATATGATGGTAAATCCGGCACAACTACCATTTACACATTAAAGGATTGCTAATCACAATGGATGACAGAATATTTCTACCATCAGGCTATTTGAATATGTCATGGTTATATGACAATACAGAAACCTATACATTCATAACCGGTGGCCGTGGTATTGGTAAGACATTTGGTGCCTTATTGACTGTCATCCAGCGTAACATACCATTTCTATTCATGCGCCGTACTCAGGTTCAGATAGACATGCTGAAGAATGATGACATGAATCCATTCAAGGCCCTTGAATATGAGTACGGTGATGAATACCGTTTCATTATGCGTAAGATCAATAAGAACATAACCGGGGTTTACCGTTCACAGTTCAATGAAGATAAACAGATCTATGAACCGTACGGTAATCCAATTGGCTATATGATACGGTTATCGACAGTGGCTAATTTACGCGGATGGAATGCAGAAAACATCCAGTGTCTGATCTATGATGAATTTATTGGTGAAAAGCATGAAAGACCAATCCCGGAAGAACGGCATGCGTTTCTGAACGCGATCGAAACCATCGCGCGTAACCGTGAATTAAAAGGTTTACGGCCGATGAAGGTCATCGCATTGTCCAACAGTAATATACTGGCCAATCCGCTGTTTGTTGAATTGCAATTGGTCACTGTCTGTGAAAAGATGATGAAGAACGGCCAGCAGATCAAGAGTTTTCCAAACCGTGCATTGACAATGATCCTGCTGGATAAAACACCAATCGGTGAACGGAAAGCACAGACATCTTTATATAAACTGGCAGGCACCAACAGTGATTTTGCACGCATGGCCCTGGATAATGAATTTACCAAGGAAGAAATGCAGGACATTGCCAGCCGCAACCTGAAAGAGTACAGACCAATCACCATGGTGGGTGAATTAGCTATTTACAAGCACAAATCAAAAAAGCTATGGTATGTATGTGGGCATCAATCAGGAACCATGCCACAATATGACACCAGTCCGATGGAATTAAAGCGATTCACGAGAGATCACTATTCCATTTGGCTGGCATATCTGAACCGTAAAATTGAATTTGAAAGCTATCTGTATAAACGGCTACTTGAAAAATATTTCAATATATGGTAATAGACCTTGATAAAAGGTCTTTTTTTAATGATAATTAAGGTGAAGGGATGTGACCGTATCGCAACCGGCCGAACCGGTGGTCATGCATAGGCGAAGTGCAAGAACATCCCTTCGATATGAGGTGATAAACATGGAAAATTTAGACGCAATCTTACAGCGGATCTCAACCACCGGATTCCCGATCATGGTTTCACTGATCCTGATGTGGTATGTCAATAAGCAGCTGGATACACATAAGGAAGAAACCAACGCATTAAAAGAAGTAATCCAGGAAAACACACTGGCTTTAGTAAGTCTGAAAGAAATGATCCAGGGACATACTACCAATGAATAAAAACGGTGTTGATTTAAGTGAGTGGAATGATAATTCCACCATCGCAGAAATGAAGAATGCCGGACAGCAGTATGCGATCCTGCGTGGGGCCGGTACATACCGTGGAAAAAAAGCATCCGTATCAGTCGGTTATATGTATAAAGATGCGCATTTTAATGCATTCTATGACCAGGCTAAACGGCTGAATTTTCCAGTAGGTGTATATTATTACAGTACAGCCGGAACATCAGAAGATGGAAAAGCTGAACGGAAGTTCCTTTATGACAACTGTCTTAAAGGTCGTAAATTTGAATATCCAATCTACATTGATGTTGAAGAAAGCACATGCAGCACAGCTGGCATCATTGGTTTCTGTGAAACACTTGAAGATATGGGATATTTTGTAGGCGTATATGCTAATTACAATTATTTTGTTAACAAACTGGATAATAGTAAATTAGATCCATATACCAGATGGTTAGCGTTTTGGCAGAGTACACAGCCAAGTGTTTCATTCAGATATGACATTTGGCAATATGGCAGTACCACCATAAACGGTAAAAAGATTGATGGTGACATATGTTATGCTGATTTTCCGGACATTATTATCAAAGGCGGATTCAATGGATATGAAAAACAGCCTGAACCTGTACCGGAACCGGAAGAACCATCAATCACCATCAAGGCCGGCGATCTGTTAAAGGTCATCAAGATTGAAAACAACAGCATAACATTTACGAAAGAAGGAACAGAAAAATGAAAATGAAGATTGAAGATTATCTGATGCTGAAAAAGGCCGGATACACTGATGAAGAAATAAACGCTTACAATCAGTCAGATGTAGCAGAAACCACTGTCAGTGAGCCGGAAATCAAGCCAGAGCCAATTGCAGACGAACCGCAGCCGGTTACTAATTCCAATGATACCGTTATCAGTTCATTACTTGATGAAGTAAAATCGTTACGCGGTCAGATGGAAAAATATTTCATTCAGCATGACAGCATGAATGTAAATCCATCCAATGAAGATATTGCGCAGAAGATTCTGGCCAGCGTCATAAATCCACCAAAAAAGTAAAGGAAGGTAAATTTTAATGGCAGTAAATACAATGGGCATCCAGGATGCTTATGCACTAATCGCTGAATTACATTTACAGGCAACCGGCAGAAAAGTACTGACACCTGTAAATACTGTTGATTTTATTTCAGTGGCACAGGCCACATTACAGAACGGATATGAACCAGTTCTGAACGCTATCAGCCAGGTTATCGGCCGTACATTAGTAGCCGTCAGACCTTATGACCGTAAGTTCAAAGGCCTTGAAAACAGTGCTGAACGTTGGGGCGGTATCATCCGTAAATTATCATTTGCTGATCGCGATCCTATCAGCAATCCATCATTCACACTGACTGAAGGTACAACCGTTGATCAGTTCAGTATCAGAAAGCCTAAAGTACTTGAAACCAGATATGTTGGTTCAGACCTCTGGCAGGGACAGTATACTATCACTACCCGTCAGCTGGAACTGGCTTTCAGTGGTCCTGAAGAATTTGCAAGATTCATGTCAGGATTGATGACACATTTTGCTAACGAACGTGAACAGTGGCTTGAAGAAATGTCCAGAATCACACTGGTCAACTTTATGGGTGCATTAAATGTTTTAGGCACCGGACATGTCATTCACTTATTAACTGAATATAATACCGCAACCGGTTTATCATTAACTGCACAGACCGTCAGACAGCCAGCCAACTATCCGGCATTTGTCAGATGGATGTATGCCAGAGTTAACACATTATCAAGGATGATGACAGAACGTTCTGAACTGTTCCAGCAGCCTATCACAGGTATGCCAATTTTAAGACATACACCTGTTGAAGATCAGCGTATCTTTATTGATGCAGATCTGTTATCACACATGGAAGCCGAAGTATTAGCAGACACTTATCACAATAATTATCTGTCACTGGCTGAAACTGAGGCAGTTTCATACTGGCAGAATATTCAGACACCTAATGATATTTCAGTTACACCGGTTTACATTGACAGCACCGGTGCAGTAGTAACCAACGCTACTAACCAGGCAGTTTCTGATGTCGTTGGCGTTATGTTTGACCGCGATGCCGTTGGATATAACATTTATCAGGATACCCTTGATGCATCACCATACAATGCAAAAGGACAGTATTACAACCTGTTTAACAATGTCCGCATCCAGTATCAGAATGACGTCACAGAAAAAGGCATCTTATTAGTATTGGATTAAACGCGTTATTTAGCCCCCATTTTCGTACGCGTTTATATTCCTTCTATTTGTCCGGTCATGCGCCGTCTTATTCTCCTGCGGCGCGTGGCTGGAAAAAGATCGGAGGACTAAATGAACATAACATTTTTCAATTTCAATAAGAATGAAAACAGTACCAAGGTGCCGACAGCAACCGGCACCAGTTTTACATGTTTCATCAAATCACCTAGCAGCATCATCAATCCTATAATTGAATTGAAGGACAATCCAATAAATTTCAATTATTGTTACATACCGGATTTCAGCCGTTACTATTTCATAAATGACATAGTATTCAATAAAGGTACCTGGATCTGTTACTGTAACATTGATGTTTTAGGAACATACCGTACGGCAATCGGTAACAGTGATGTATATGCTTTAAGATCCGCATATGAATCAGATGGTGAACTGGTTGACACCTTATTCCCAGTCACTGCTGATACACAGGCCAGTACCTTAACCGCATTAGGCAGCGGATCAACCAATCTGACATTTAGCGGTTTTAATACCGGATATTATGTTTTAGGTGTTCAAGGTTATGATCAGGCATCACAGAATGGTGTTATCTATTATCAGCTGACACCTGCCCAGTTTACTACTTTATTGCATAACTTTTATGCCAACAGCGGTTCAAGCTGGTGGGGTAACCTTGAAAGAGGTGTCATAAATGCCCTGAATAAAATATCTGATTATATTGTGTCATGCCGTTGGTATCCAACAACCTTCACGGTAGATAATAACAGCGGAAACGGTTATCAGATCTATTTAGGCTCTTATGCTACTTCGGTTTATGCCGCACGTGTACTCGGTGTCACAACACTGTTACAGTATTTCAGCAGCGTACCGGTCCATCCGCAGGCTGATCGCGGTAACTTTATCAAGACCAGTCCATTCAGTCGCTATGTGTTAGTACATCCGCTGACCGGACCAATTGAATTGAACAGCCGGTTATTAAAAGCCAGCAATTTTGATTTCACGATTTATATCACACCTGATTACACCAGTGGTCAGGCCAAATTTCAAATACGGTATAAAATTGACACCGGATACAAAACTGACCTGTTAACATATGTTAATTATGGTACACAGATCAGTCTGTCAGGCAATGATGTAAATGTCGGCGGTCTGATCAATTCGGCTGTTGGTACCGGTGTGGCATTACTGACCGGTGATGCTTTAGGCGTCACGGCAGGCATTGCCAGCACATTGAATAATGTTCCGGTCACACCTGGACATAATCAGTCAAGTGGTGGTTTTGTGTCATACGGTAATCCAATTTTAAACTGTCTGTTTAAGATCATATCTGACCGTGATGTGACTAATAAAGGATTGCCATTGTGTAAAATCCGTAAGCCTGTAAATATTCCAGGTTACATATTACCGGACAATCCGCAATTGAATATCGGTGGAACTGATGAAGAAAAAAGACGCATCAATTCCCTGTTAGCATCAGGATTCTTCTATGAGTAGTTTTACACCTAGACTGACGCGGCCATCTAATACAGATCCACGCTGGATCAATATCAATTATGGTGGATACAACCGCTGTATTCTGGGATCCCCGTCATATGGTCCAGGTTCAGTCTTATCAGACTGTACCGGATACGCGTGGGGCCGCTGGCTGGAATTACTGAATGCCACTGATTGCAATCTGTCCATAAATCAGGCGGCTATCTGGTATTTGAATACTGGTGATGGTTATGCACGCGGTCAGGTACCACAATTAGGTGCGGTCATATGCTGGGATGAAATAAACCAGGGTTCCGGTCACGTTGCGGTAGTCGAACAGATCAATTATGATGCCAATAACAACATCACTTCAATCGTGGTATCCGAAAGCGTATATAATGGGACACCATTTAGATTGCAGACCCTGTATCCAGGTAATAACTGGCATTTATATCAGGGACAGACATTCCAGGGATTCATATATTTACCAATAACATTTGATAACCTGGATACATATCTGCTGCCACTACTGAAAAAAAGAAAAAATATAAAAATTAGAATGTAGGTGAACTATGTTAATACCAACAAATTACGAATTTGAAAATCTTTACAATTCAATGCGTTCACCATCATCCGTGCATTGCCGTAATACTGCTTTAGTCGAGTATTACACCAAATATTTACTGGAAAAAGCCATCAGTGTATTTAAATTTGATGGCATTCCAGATAAATGGGCCATGAACTATTTTCAATATGTTTTATTTGGATATGGTTATGTTGCCATTATCAACACCGATAAATATGGTGTAATACCTCAATTGAGCGGCCTGACGGGTTATAATGTATTTTATCAACCAACTATGGTGACCATAGCCAATCCGCTGTTAGACGGCCTTAAAACGCTTGAAATAGGCACACAGTGCGAGATCATCAAGCTGC